GTGGCTTGAGACGCGCTCGCGGTCGCCAGTGTCGCCAGAGACGTATTGCCCGTGGCTTGATTGGCCGCTGTGGCTTGAGACGCGCTCGCGGTCGCCAGTGTCGCCAGATTGCCGCCGGTTTCGAGGGCGTAGTTGGTCTGACTACCCCCACCGCCTGTAACGGGCAACGGGTTCGCAGGGCTTACGTCCTGAACGTGACCATTAGCGTCAACGAACGAAATAATCTCAGCAGCCACAGCTTAGCTCCCCATCCTTAAAGCCTGATCGAGCCAGACTTAAATTCTGAACGAGAAATAACTGATCACCAATGTCCCGTTGAACGCCGACCCGCCCGAATTGTGGACCTTGATCACGGTCTGACCGGCTGTGGAAGCCACAGTGCCGACCGTGGGTGCGCCACCCGTGTTGGTGCCGTTCTGCACGGACACGAACGTGATATCGTTCGTTAGGTTCCTGCTATTGGTCAACGTCAACGTGTAGTCCGCACCGGCCGCCGTGGTCAAACTCTCGGTCGTGATGACACCGCTCTCTTTGTTGAGCGTCGCAGCGCCCGCAACCGCAGTCGCAGACTTGCTAGAGATACCCCCGGTCCCCGACCTGAACGGTGACGCGTCCGACGAAACGGACTGCGGGTCCGCCTCGAACTGAACCGAAGCCCCTTGAGGAGTAATACCGACAATTCGCGCCATATCCGCATCTCCTAGAAAAATGGGGAGCACAAGGCTCCCCAGGGTGCATAGCAACCAAGCCGTGGGGGGCTGGCTTAGGTGATCTTGTAGGTGATGGTCTTGGCGGTGCCGCAGAGCGTCGTGCCGAGCGTCACGGTGCCGATCCCGCCGGTGCCGTTCGACAGCGAGCCGCTGACGGTGATCTGTGACGTGGTGTCCTGCGCGGACGTGAGCGAGCCGCCCAGGACCGTCTTAATGGAGTTGGCCGCCGGCATGCCGATTTGCCACTTCCACGTAATGCCGTCCGTGACGTTCACGATCTCCACCTCTGTGGCCACGAAGCCGATGTTGATCTGCGTCGCGTTGCCGTTGGAGGTGAAGTAGCCGGCCACTTCCTGGCCCGAGCCATCGGGGGAGTTGACGGGGTTGCCAATGAGCGTGCCCGGCCCCGTATAAGTGCTCGGGAAGGAGGAACCATGGAACATGATGTCGATGATATTGGTGGTCATATGACCCTCGAAAGTTAGCTGTGAGACTAAATTTAGCCCTGGGACTTACCAGGGCTAAATTCGCGTTACGAGGTGCAGCCGACTTCCAGGCGCGCCATGAAGGCGTCCTGAAGGATCACGGTGCCCGTCCACAGCTTCCAGCCGACCGTGCCGCGCTGCGCCAGCGGATCGCCGGGAGCCGGCTTCGGATTGACCACCATGGGCGTCATCGAGCTTTTCCCCTTGAGGGGGACCAAGCCGAAGGCGTCGCGCCCGAAGATCAGCACCGGGTAAACGTCAGCGTAGGTGCCGGACGTGGACCGCAGCGAACCCAGGGTGCCCGAAGTCGCCGCATCCGCGAACGGCGCGAACACGGTGGAGGTCAGGTAGCGCACCTGCTCGACGGACCCGATCTCGCCCTCGAACGGGCTGGTGTGCGGGCCGTAGGACGCGACCGGCACGAAGCCGGTCATGTTGCGGATATCGCTTTCCAGATCGGGGTGGCAGATCGCCATGTAGGCGGCTTCGACCGACTTCGTGTTGAAGTCGGGGTTGGACGCCACGACGGTGCTGATCTTGCGCGCGTTCTGGCGGTTCAGACCAGTGGTGACGCGGCGCTGATCGGTCAGCGAGATCGCGGTGGAGACGTTGACGCGGCCCGCCACGTTGTTGGCGTACCAAACATTGGTGCCGGCCTTCAGGACGTTGAAGCGCAACGTCTCAAGGGTGATCGCCGCCTGCTCGCCCAGAATGTCCGTCATCTGCGCGAGGACGGGATCGGTGTGCGTGTCCTCGATCACGTCGGTGATCGTGACGTAATCGCCGTACTGCGCCAACTGAACCGTGTAGTCCTGATTGGCGATGATCGAGCCGGACGGCGTGACGCCTTCGACCAGCGGCGTGATGGCCACCGGGATGTTGAAGGCAGTACCGGCGCCGTTGGTGCCCGCGCCGTTGTCTGGACCGGCCGAGCCGCCTGCGCCGAGCATGTAGTAGCGGCGGAACTTCGCCGTCTGCGTGCTGTTCGTGGGCAGCGGGTAGGTCTGGCCGAACTTCTCGATATGCAGATACGGCATGGCGCGCTTCAGCATGCGCACCACGGAATACGCGGCGACCGCCGGGCTAATGTCGCCGTAGGAAGTGATTGCCTGGGCCATATGGTCCTCTCAGCCGAAACTCAGTTACGTGATCGCCTTGGCGAACTGCTCAAAGGCATCTTCGTAGGTTGCAGGGGCGGCCTGCGTAGGAGCAGACCTTTTGCCGCTGACTGGGGCCAACCGCTGCGCCGCTTGTTTGGCCAACGGGGACAACTCAGGAGCCTTAGCAGGCGGCGGGGGAGTTTGACGTCCGCCCTGCGCCTGAGGTGCGATCTCAGGGTTAGGGTTGGGTGACGTGACGCCCGTCGCCTGCCGGTAACGGTCGAACAAATCCGCGATTTCCTCGACCGTCCCCTGCTGAATAACACTGTTCATACCGGCTTGCAAGTAGCCCGGCTGCGTCTTCACCCAGTTGACCACTTGGTCGTGAAGGGTGTCGTAGTCGGGCACGCGCTGACTTATCTGGCCATATACCGTGGTATCGGCCACTTGGCCGAGAAGGGCCAACTGCGGGGCCAAGTATTCGGCCACCTGTTGGAAAATGTGCTGCGTCAACTGACGGTATTCGTTTCGGCGGATCAGGGCCTCCGCTTTCACCACATCGGGGTAGTCCTGCGCGTACTGACGCAGCACCGCCAGTTCCTCGCCCGAGAAGACGGGCGTCGGCTGCGGCAAGGGTTGCGGCTGAGGCTGCTGCGTCGTCTGCTGACGCTGCGCCAGCATGTCCGCCAGCCGCGCAATGGGGTCGTCGGCCGGCGCAGGCTCGGGGTTCTCAGGCGGCGGCGGGGGCTCGGGGTTCTCCGGGTCCGGCGGCTCGATCTCGGTGACTTCTGGCGCAGGCGCAGCAGCCTCAGGCGCAGGCGCGGCGGCCTCAGCGGCAGGAGGCGTAGCCGGCGGCGTCTCGCCTTCCTTCACCTTGGCTGCGGGCGGCGGCGTGGCAGAGCCGTCCGGCTTCTCCCGCACCAGCGTGTCGAACATATCTTCAAAGCTTTCACCGGCCATGACTACCTCGCAACAATGTTAAGACTTATTCCCTGTGAGGGTCTTAAGGATTTCCCTATACGCCTTGGCCTCCCCCTGCAACCGGAGGACTTCCGGCCCCTCCGCTGAGGTCAGGCGCTCCTTGACCGCCTCCAACCGAAGGGTCGCCCATTGGTGGACCGCCCTGACCCCCGTCTCCCCCCGCTGGAAGCTGTCCGCTATCTGCTGCCCCATCACTACCAGGGAGCCCCTGTCCATTGAGTGCGCCAACGTTCAACCCCTTCTCCAACAACGCTACAACCGCGTTCACCGTATCGGCGTCAGCCGCCGCCGTGTTCTTCTGAGCCTGCGAGATATTCTTGAAGGCGTCAGACAGCACCTTGCGGATCGCCGCCTCAGCCGTGCGCTGCTGCACGTCCTGCTGCTGCTGCGTCGTCTGGCTCTGCTGAGCGATGCGCCGCGTGGCCTCCGTCTCGTCAACCATCACGTCATCCATGTCGCGAGCGCGCAGGCGCGCCTTCAACAGCTTCTCGTGGTCGATGTAAACCGCCTCGTCCGGCGTTAGGGACTTCACAAGCTCGTCCGCCTGCATGCCCCTGATCTCCTTCGCCATGAGCGAAGTGGCCCCACGCGCGATCACGTCGTAGTCGCCATCGGGGGCCAAGTCGGGGTTGAACTTCCTGTTGAAGTTGACGCACGCCTGGATGATCGACTGCGTGAAGCGGTCGAACGCCCTTATCATGTCTTTGAACGGGAGCGCCGCGTCGCCCCGCAACATGGATGCGCCGGCGGCAGTCCGCATGGGTTCCGAAGGCGCGTTCGACATGTCGCCGCCCGTCGCCGGCCCAACGAACGTCTCCATGTCCGCAAACTTCATAAACGTATCGATGATCTTGAGCAGGCTGTCGATATGCGCGTCGATCTCCACCTTGCGCACCGCGGGCCACTGGGCGTCCGCGCCCTCGCCTTCCCGATACCAAATCTTGTAAGCGCCGATGGCTTCCAAGTCCTGATCCTGCCGCAGCAGGTCGGTGTTGATCTCAAGCTGCGGCCCGCACACCACGCTGGCGTTATCGAGCAGCATACGTGATGCAGCCGACACCGCCATCTGGCTATCGCGCACAGCGTTGGGCAGGCCGAACCCGATAGCGCTCGTATCGTCCTCGTCAAAGAGGAAGGTGTGGATCAGGTCCATGTCCACGCCCAGGTCTGCCCAGGCGTTGGTGTCTGCCTTGATCACATTGCCGTCGATCAACCAAATCTCGGCGTCGATCTCGTAGGCCATCTTGTCAGGGCTCACGGTGCAGCCGCACAGGCTCAACGCCAAGCCGGACACCTTGCCGTGCCAGATAATGATCTCGTACTTCTGCGTCTCGACCTTCTGCTCGTTGACGTTGGCCTTCACGCCCATGGCGCGAAGCTCGCTCTCGTACCAGTCGGGCCGATAGTTACCAGTGGTGTGCCGGTTGAGGTACTGGTCGATTTGATCGTCAAAGAAGTTGGGCTTCTTCTTGAGCGCGAGTATCTGGGAGCGGTTCATGACGTGACGGATGAAGTAGCCGTCCATGGCCTTGAACCGCTTGGCGCTCATGTCCGGGTAGAAGTCCCACACCGGAAGCCACTCGAACATGGGTTTGTAGACGGTGGCGCGCTTGGGCATGGGGACCTGCCCGCTGGTGTCCCACTTAATGCCCTCGCACTCGCGCACGAACGGACCCCGAAGCACGCCCAGGCCGTAGAGGATACCCGATTGCAGGGCCTTCCTGTTAAGCGCTACGTAATCTTCTGTCTGATCGCCACCCAACTCCTGAAGCTGGTCGTCAATCAAGTCCGACAGCTTCTCGGCGCGCTGCTGCGAATAGACCCGGATCGCCGCCATCATGTAGTCCATGTCGGGCGGGGTGTTCGGGTCTAAGGTGCCGGCCTTCTTGTCCTTGTCGAGCGCTTGGCTGATCGCCTCCTGAACCTCCTTCAAGGTCATGTCGGGGCTCGGCGCGGAACGAAGCTCCCAGTTGCGTTCGTTGCCCTGAAACATGAGGTTCATGATGCGCGAGAGCACGCTTATGCACTTGACCCTGGTCAGGCGCGGGTACGCGCGCGAGCGCGAGGTGTTCAGCGTCGTCTCGACTTCAGGGTCGTAGACACCCAAATACTGCCGCTGGTTGCGCAGCCACCTGAGTTCCGCCAGTCGCCTGTCCGAGCGATACTGATTGAAGAGCATGTTGAGGTTCTGGCCCAACTGCTTCAGCGCGTCCTTGTTGATCACCTTGACCGGCGCGTCGTCGTTCGACGCAATGGTCGTCGCAGGCGGATCAATGGTGGCCTGTGCGTAGGCTACGTTCTGCGCTACCATTTATTTCCCCTATCGCGCGTGGTAGTTGGGTGGCTTCCACTGGCGCGGTGGTGACCTGAACCCGCCCTTGGACGAGATACCATACTTTTCTTCGCGGAGCACACCCTTATGGAAGTAGCGGCAGAAGTACCCGAAAGCGTCCCCTACGTGGGAAAATGGGTTCTTGTCGGGTTGCGATCCCTTGAGGATATCCTTCTTGAGATCGGCCGTATAGCGCCAGCCGCCTTTCAGCGCGCGGATCAGGACTGGGCACCCGCGGGGGTCGATCTGGACTGCGCCCGTGCCCTGAATGAGCTTGGATGTGAAGTGCTCTATGGCGTTCAAGCGAAGTGGGAAGCGGTTATTGCTCTCAACCTCGACTTGGAAATAACGTTTGAATATTTTGACTACCGAGCCTTCGTCAGTTGGGGTTCGGTTGGCCGCGGCCGGGTCGGGCACGATGATGACTTCCGCGCCGTGAAAGTCCTGACGCAGAACTGGGATCAGACGTTCCTCAATCAGGCGTTGCGCGCCGTAGCCCTCCTGCACCAGTTCCCGGTAGATGTTGATCCGCCCGTCATAATCCTCCTGCCCGAGCAGCATCGCACTCCCCGCGATGCCAGGGTCAAGCGATACAATCAGGGGCTTGTGCTTATTCCACTGTAGTGGCCGCCTCGCGACATGTATCTCTTCACGGAACTGCGGGACCACGGGCTGGCCCGCGATGCTGAAGCCCCACTGGGCTTCGATGAACTGCTTCACCCAAGCATCGCTCTTGCCCTTCGCGGCTTGGGTGTAGTAGCCCCTGTGGCCCGGCAAGTTCTCAAGGTTCTCGGCCTGCCCGCTGAACCCGCTTGGTTGGTGGAAGTAGATCGCGTTCGGCGTCGAGCCGTAGCGCATGACGTGCTCGGCTTTCCTGCGGTTGAACTCGTCCGCGTCGGCGGTCCACTTGAGCATGGCGTCGCCGTGCAGGTAGTCGAACCACCAATTATCCTCGGTGCTCGGGTTGGACGAGCCCCACATGCCCCAGATGGTCACGAGCGTGCCGTCAGGCTGCTTATACCGGCCCAAACGCGCAGAGAGAGCGTCCACGATGGGTTTCGGGATTTCCACGAACTCGTCTAGGATCGCGAAGTTGATTTCGAGCGAGAGCACGCGCGCCACGTCGTCGGGCGTATCCAGCGGGCGAAAGAGAACTTCGCACACCACATCGGCGTACTTGAGCGTAAAGATTTTGTCTGTGGCGTTCCACTTGCCGGCAATGCCGTCTTTGAACCAGTACCCCCAGGACACCAATGTTGTGTCCTTCAACTGGGGCATCGTATTACGAACGACCACCGCGCGCGTGCGCCTGATCCCGTCCTGGCTCGGGGCCTGCTTCTTCGCCAGATGGATCAGCTTCATAAAGAGCGCGGTCGTCTTGCCCGAGCCAACTGGACCAATGATCCAGTTGTAGAACAGTTGGCTCGTCTTATGCGACCGTATGAACGACCTTATGGTGAGCGGTGGGGTGTAGTCGATGCTGATCTTCGCCATGGCTCACTTTATTCGTTGCGCCCTCGCGCGTCGAGAGAGCGTTATCGAATGAGCCTAGGGGCTCATCGTAGAACCTTGTCCTGATCTCATCCAGTATGCCAGCGCCCAACCTACGCAGGCGCTCCAAGTCCTCGTTCATGCGGGCTTGGTAGGCTTTGTCGCGAGCTTCTTTGGTGGGCACGGTCGGGTTGCTCCTTTAGTCCCAATGTGGGGTCAACCCCACATCGGATAATCACAGCCGCGTGATTAACTCAAGCGGTAGGATTTACACCTTGGCCCTGATGAAATTGCTCAGCTTGGCAATGTCGGCCGCCAGCGCCTCCACCTCATCGAAGGCCAGGGTGGAGTAGTGGCCGACGTTGTGCACCACGGTGGTGAGCGCGCCCACCTTCGACTTGATCTCAGCGATGGCGTGGGACGGGTCAAGGACGCGATGGACGGGGGTGGGGGTGGGGGTAGGGTCAGACACACCCCCGCTGCCGCTAGGGCTCTGTGTGACCGTGGGCTCGGGCGTTCGTTGGGTAAAAGAGGCTTCGACCTGATCCGTCGCCTTGGCTGCACTCACAGTACCCTTTGCCATCACGCATCTCCTAGGTTAATGTTGATCTGGAAGTTGTTGTTGCCACCACCAGCGCCGCCCTTTTGATCGAGGGACGCATCCAGACCAGCAACGCGGGTGGTGTATTTGATCAAGTCTGCCTTGACGACAGGTGGCGTGTCCTTGCCGTGGATCAAGGCCCAAGTCGTCTTCAGGAGTTCTTCTGCCTGTATCTGGGCCTTGAGCTTGAAGCTCATGCCGTCTTTCTTCAGCAGTTCTACGTAGCCCACAAGCACGCTTTGGAACCCTGGGTCGTTGCGCAGGCGATCCCACTCCTGCCGGTCGATCCCATGCGCGTCGCATATCTCGCGGATCGGGGCGACCTTCAGGGCGACCTCGATGGGGAACGTGGCGGGCCACCCAAGCTCGCTCGGGTCGCTCGGCGTCACGTAAGCTGGGAACGGGGACAGGGCGTTCATCGCCCCTCTTATACACCCACGCTGCGCTAGCGCCACTACCTCGCTCGTAAGGAGGAAGCCCAACTTACGTGACGCCGAGCGTGGGGCGATAATGTAAAAGAATAAGGGGCTCGCGTCCGTGAAGACAGCGAGCCCCTGTGCGGTTGGCTTCCCGACCAAGGTGGGCCTACAGGCTCTTACATAACTCTCGACCCCTTGCGTGTCAAGTATCCCTCCACGAGACACATGGTTGTCATACGCCGGGGCCGGGAAGCGTCTCGATCCGGGGGTCGGTGGGGTCCAAGTCTTGAATGATGAACGTGCGCGTGGTGGTCACGTAGCCCTCCCAGTGGGGGAGCGGCGGGTCGATCCATTTGCGCTCTTTGTCCCAACGTCCCGTCTGTAGAACCATGGATGTTTCCGTGGCTTTACCTGCATAGGCGTCGCGCGTGACTACGAGGACGTGGTGGCCGGCGACTTCGACAACGACTTTGGTGGTCATGTGTATCCCTTTCTTCTTTTTGCGCTCGATCCCTCGCGCGTCTCTACGCCCGAGTGAACCTCGCCCTCGTAAGGCTCTGGCCCAATTGCCTGCGCCTATCCAACGCGCCTCGCGTCACACCCAATCGCTCACTAAGTTGTCGCCATGTCAAGCGCTCTCCCTCGAACTCGACAATGTGTTTGATCATGCGGCTCTCTCGACCCCTAGCCAGCATATCGGCGATGTTCTCCTTCTGTGTGCCCTCGTACATGTGGCCGATCTTGATGCACGCCGGGTTGTCGCAGGTATGGTTCAATTGTTTGGTTGGCCATACTCCATACTTTAGGAACCATGCTACGTGGGACGCCTGCCTGAGCCGCCCCTGCACTTTAATGCGACCATAACCCTCTTGGTTGCAATACCCTGTGAATAGCCAGCACTCCCCCGACTTGAAAATTTTTGCACGGAAGCGTTCTCTCAAGGTGCTCATGTTTGTAAGTTAGTAGAGTATCACCCGGTTGTCAACTTTCAAAACTCTCTGCTCATGTTTGTAAGTTAGTAGAGTATCACCCGGTTGTCAACTTTCAAAACTCTCTGCTCATGTTTGTAA